TCTTTGGGCTGAACATGGATTTGGCCTAGGTTTCTAAGTAGGATTAGCCTTATAATATAATTATATAATAATAAAACAAGGGTTTCTTTAGACTTAAACTAATAAAATTAGGGTAGGAGATTATTGTTTTACGATAATTTTTTTATGTATTTTGCAAGTTTCTGGGCCATTGCGGATAAATCGAGATTTAAGTGGCTAAGTTTTAGCTTTTTTGGTTATTGTGTTGGTTTTTTTGGCACCACCCTTTTTTCCCTGCAAAAACTCGGCGTTACGGCTTAAATCCATACTTAACTCTCCTTCCCAGTACTTAAATCGATACTTAACCCACCTCCGCACCAAGCCCCGCTTATAAATCACAGTCCAGATCCATATAAGATCATCATCCAACACTCGTAAATGCATAGTTATGATTTCCCGGGTTTTGTGCAGTGAAGACATTTCCTGCTGCGCGTTAAGCGCATTACATGGCCACATTTCATAGGTTTTGCGCCTATGTACCAGGAACGTCCATTGCGCTTGGACGCTTGCCTTGCCACTGCTGTAATGGCTACTGCGTCGTTGATATGTTCTGCATAGGAATTATCTCTAAAAACCACACTAAGCTCCAAACACATACTTAAGCAGCGCCGCCACTATCAGCCCACAAAGACCCAGCGCTCCCAGTGCCAAGCTTCCTACCAACAGCAGACCAGCTACTCTGCCAATAAACTCATCCAGTGTGTCGCTTTCCAAACAGTTCAGCATATCTATGTTCCTTTGTTGCTTTCTATGACACCATTGTACTTACAATGCGTCTGCATGTCAACCATATTATGTTGTTTTATATGTAATATAGTTGAGTTAATATGGCATGGAACTCGCCTCATCTTAGGGGATAAATTGCGCCTCGTGATTTATGGCACAGAAATCGCGCCTCCCGGCCTATGAAATAGGGTGGGGGTAGTGTTCGAGGTGGGTTGGGTTGGGGTGGTATATGCCCCGTTCTAACAAAAAATCCCCAATTTCTCAGCCCCCACCAACCAAGGGGCCAAGTCTCTAGTAACCATTCCAGGCCCCCTTAACAAAAATCCCCAATTTCTCAGCCCCAAAATAACAAAATATTGAAAAATTACGCACGTAACACTATAATACTACTCCACAGTCGAACCCGGAAAGCGCCTATGTCACCTAGATTACGTATATATGAATTCCTGGCGACGCCAGCCCACTTGTGGCTGTGGGTCTGTGCTCGCCTTGTGGGAGGGCGTTTTGAGTGTGGGCCCGTAGAAGACGAAGATTAGCTTCTTGGCTAAACGCCCTAAAAATGTATCATAATAATACACAATTGCATCTATATTGCCTATTCCCGCCCAGCGCCACCTGCGGCGGTTGACACCCATCAGCCTGTGTGATTACAGTCCTCCCACAGGTCAGGGGTTGCCCCCCGCCCATAGGATCGTCGTGTTGACTTTACCGGGTGTTTTATGGAATAGGGGGTGGAGGACACCCGGAAGAGGGGCATAGCCGTGGAGGCTCTGGATTTCATTGCATTATTCTCCAAGACTATAGCCGAGCAAGGGTTGGCGGGTATGGTCATTGTTGTTTTACTGGTCTTTATCGCGATATTGTGGAAAGCATTGCAGGCGAAGAACAAGCGCATAGCTGTTCTTGTTGATCGCATGTTGAAAATGTCGGAGCATGTGAATATCATGATAGAGCGGATTACGGGGAAATAGATATGCGCATCCATTCATTATATGATAAGGCAATTGCGGCGGTCGATAAAGTAACCCTGCGTGTTATCTGCATAGGCCGTGATCTTAAAGCGACGCCGCCGTCAACGGACCCCCTCAGTTGCGATATTCGGGAACGGGTTGGCACGGCGCTCCGTAACCATATCGATAGATGCGAGTGACCCTCTACACTGTCCCCTACCCCACCTCCCCCCCCCGGGGTGGGGTTTTTTCTTACAGACGGGGACTGTTAACATACGCTGGTACAGGAGCATTTGTATGGCGCGCACAGCAAAGGCGCGGCTCACCAGCGAGCTGCTGGAGCTGCTCACAGAGTATCTGGATGTGGCGGATGCGTGGGATATGTATTACACGGCAGCAATTAATAAGACGTTCGAGCTAAAGGGTGATCACAGAAAGATGTACGCTTACATCCAGGTTGATGTCATGATCCCCCTTATGGGGCGCTGTCGGGCGTTGGGGTGGGCGTATAGGGATCTGGTGTATATTATCCCAAGCGCATTTGAGACGACGGAGCAGGAGCGGTGGGCTCTGCTCCGGGATTTATATGTGTGGGTTGAGGAAGAGTATCTTAAAGGAGGGGGCGGTGGAGACCAGGGCGTTTAAGGTTCCAGAGGGTTGGGGACTTAGTGACCAGGAAGAGTTTGTCATTGGGACGTTGATGGATACGCCGGGCCGGTTCCATCCGGCGTATGAGCTGTGTAATACGCTGTACAGAGACTATGAAGGCGGTGCTCGTTTTAAAAGGGGATATGATGCGCCCACCAAGTTGCGGGTTCTGGTTCTGCGGTGCCGCAGGCACGTGGCTAAACTGTCAAAGGGTAGAGCGAAGATTGAGGGGAAGCGGGGAAGAGGGTGGCGCATAACGCGGAAAAGCCACAAAGTTCTGTGCGTAAGGCTCGTATAAGGCTCTGTGACCAGGTGAAAGAATGATTGGTAAAGATATCAGGAATTTTAGAGGGGCTGTTGACAGCAAGGGTGCGCTGGTGATCCCGGCAGGCAAGTTTGCGCGTAATGCTGTTTTGTGTGTGTATGAGATGCTGGGGGGTCACGAGCGATTTGCTGCGTGGGCCGATGAGAATGAGGAAGTGTTTTACACGAAGATGTTTAGCAAGACGATTGGGCGTGAGGTTGAGTTGCCAAAAAAACCCGATGATGACGTAGAGGATATTCTGACACTTTTGGACAATGAGATTACAGAGGCTGAAATTGTAGAGGATACCCCTTTCCCCGACAAGTCTCCTTCTGGTTTTCCAGATATCCAGCAAGTCCTCCTCCATAGAGCTGCGGACTATGCGCGCGCCGAGGCAACCGATTGACTTCTGCTCCGATACCACCATAATATGATCTGCTGGGGTGCCTTTACCAGGAGCGCCTTTGATGGCTAGTATCACCATTAAGAATTTTTCATTGCTCAATATAGTGGGCCTCACTGTTACAGCTACACCCACCTCTGCGCGCACCGAAATAGACGCAGCGGACGGTGATATAATGCTCGTGAATAATACCACGTCCGTTATTTTTGTGCGCACAGGGACGGCCCAAGTTGAAGCGGATGTGAATGCTATGCCGATCCTCCCAGGTGAGAAGGGTGTTTACTCGAAAGGGAAGACGGGCGGCACCACAAGATTTATAGCGTACTTCGTTGAAGCGGGTAGTGCCGATCTGGTGATACTTCAAGGGTTGGGGAGCTAAGACATGGCCATAAAATGGATTAGAGGTTCAATCGGCGCTGGGTTCCAGATCTTCACTCAAGCAAACAATTCGCCGGGCGTTTACGCAGACGCTGCGGCGCGGGATTTGTATTTTGAGACGTTGCCAGACGGCCCACCAGACTTACAGCGTTTGGTCGATAATGAATTTTTGATTATTAAGCTTGAAGATGATGGCGAGGGTGAGATTGCCTATCAGCAGGCTAACATACCGGCCCCATGGAATATAACTGAAAGTAAATTCCTCGATGGGAGTACGTATGATACGTCTGATCAGGAAACCCGTCCTGCGGGTCTTGCTTTCAACGATAATGGTACGAAAGTATTTTGGATTGGGGGTAATACTGACACAGTTTATCAAGTTGATTTGCTTGTGCCATATACGATGTCATCTGGTGTCGATAGTGGTGTTTCTTTTGACTTAAATGGCCAAGCACCGTTCATTACTGGCGGGTCCTGTGTGTTCTTTAAAACAGACGGCACAAAAATGTTCATAACTGATTTGGGGCCTGACATAATTTATGAATTTGATTTGCCTACCGGGTTTGATTTGTCAGCAGTTAACTACAACGGTGTATCGTTTGACGCTTCTAACGAAAACGAAGTATTGCAAGGGCTTGCTTTTAAACTAGACGGCAAAAGGATGTATACGTCTGATCAAGGTAATAGTGGTAAGGCACACCAGTATGATCTTGGCGTTGATTGGGACGTGTCTTCTGCTGTGTATAACGGTGTGACATTTAATATTGGAGCACAGGATGCTTCCCCACAAGATATAGCTCTCCGCCCAGGTGGCGCTCAAATGTTCTTCGTTGGCAATATAAATGATAAAATATATAACTACGACCTTGGCGTTGCTGACGATATAGGGTCAGCAGTCTTTAATGGTGAATTTAGTGTGGCAGGTGAAATGAGCCTTCCTTCGGGCTTGATTTTTAACCCTGATGGATCTAGGTGTTTTGTTGCGGATAACACAGGCGGCATGTTGGTTCAATATGAGCTTCAAGAACCTACATTCCTGGATGTTACGTCGCTTGTGCAGGGTGAAGAAGGCGCGCCGGGTGCCACAGGGAATAGTTTCTTCTTTGAGAGTATTGTTGCAAGGGATGCCTTTTTTAATGACGGCACTAATAGCGCTCTCCTCAAGACGAACCTGCCTGTGCAGGTTAATATTGGCATTACGACCACCGTGTTTTACTGGTCTGGAGACGACCTTCCGGCATCTTACGATGCTGACTTGTTCCGTCCGGCAGACTTGGGGTCTTCTCCTGGGCCCTATAGTTTTGGGCAGGACGGCCTCAGCATATCCTCAGCGGCGAGGGCTTTGAACCTTACGGATGCTTATGGTCAGTTTGCTATTCCCCTGACGACAGAATTTGATATGACGGAGAGTGTGCCGCCCTTCCATTACGGCTTTGGTATGACGGCTATTATTCCTCTTGCGGATGTGTTTGATACGCTGCTTTCAGATCCGCAGGATGTGCTGTTTTCATCTGTTATTGGCGACAGCATGACAAGCGGGTACCGTATACGCCCGGCAACGATGGGCAAGCTGCGGGTGCAGGCTTTTGCTGGAACGCTGGATACGGACCCTGTCATATTGGATATAACGATTGGTATCCTGATCGGCGATATAGGCACAACAAAACTTGTGGGGCTGGATAATAAGCTGCTTATGCGCGACGGCGATGCTGTGCTGGTGCGGTTCTCGGGTCAGCAGTTGTTTGGTGGGCTGCAAACGTCAGGCCTGTTCAACGGACAGACTGTGCCGTATCTTGACGCTAATTCTGCATCTTTGACGCCCCATGCAATCACAAGCGACGATTCTGTTGTGACCATACGGACCGAGGCGGATTTTCCTGACCCCATAGTGGGCCCTGACGGCGAGATGCGAATACCCCTCGATATTACGAAAGCTTACAGGTTTGATTTGGGTGAACTTGAGGTAGAGACACCCTTCCTGCTGCCTGAAAGGCTGCTTGGTCTTGAGCGTGTCAGGATGCAGTCGCTTACCAACACGACGTTTATCTATACCGGCACGGCTACGCTTTTTTACGGGCGCAATGCGTCTGCGTTGGAGAGTGATAAAGTTGACTGGGTTGCTCAAACGCCTGGTACACGGTGTTTCGATGTGGTTGGTGGTTTTGGTCTGGTGTCTTACACCATCTTCAATACGGCGTTTCTTGACTGGGACATGGGGTCTATAGACGGCGTTGCGCTCTTCGGTCGCCGCTTTGGGATGGTGCGACCACGGGCTCCATTGAGGCTCCATAATCTGTCGCGGTGCTTTATTGATAATTTGCGTTTCGTTACGCCGCCCAGTACCACAATGAGTCCAAATTTCGTCCTGACAGGTGGAGATGGCCTGGCTAATCCAAAATTTGAAAATACTATCGTTCAAGCTATAGGGTATGACCAGTCGTTCTTCGCTATCGATGCCGGGTCTTCTTATGCACAAGTGCAGTTTGAGAATATCCCCTTTGACGGGATGGGTGGGACATTTTTTGAGAAACCAATAAGAGGCGACAATACTGCTTATGCAAATTTGGTGTCATTAATTACAGGATCGCCTACAGAGTACCTGCTGTATAGTGATGATGGGACGAATAATACTATCGTCACGGATGTTGCTCATTCCGTATATCCAGGTTTGGTCGTTGATCATTCAGGTACACCTGGCGGCGTTTATGATGGTCAGCATATCGTCACAAGGGTGCCGGATCTAGATCACTATGTTATGGATATTCTGTATGTGTCAGATGAGACTAGTGGCTCCTACACTGGCATTGGGACACGCATCACCACGGCTCCTATACTCCCTTGGGAAATAGCGTCTGCAAGTTTCTCAGGAAATATATTCAATATTATTTTTGAGGAAGAAGACCCGTTCGCTGTTCAGTTCAAGCCTGATGGCCTCAAGATGTTTGTCGTGGGTACGGACAGTATGACTGTTTATGCGTATGATCTTACGTCTCCCTGGCTTGTAACTAGTGCCCGGTATAATGGTGAGTTTTTCAATGTGTCGGGGCAAGACACTTTACCAGTTGGCGTATCGTTTAAACCAGACGGCACTAAAATGTTTATTGCTGGCGGTACGAATGATACGATATTTGCGTATGACCTGTTTTTTGACTGGGATGTATCGACTGCTATGTATAATGCTGAGTTTAAGCTCATAGCAGAAGAGAGCCTCATAAGAGGCTTTACCTTCAAGCCAGACGGCGACAAGATGTTTGTTGTCGGGCTAACTGAAGCTGATGTGTTTGCGTATGATCTGGGCACTGACTGGGATATATCGTCTGCTGTCTACAATGGTGAGTTCTTCCCTGTAGCTCAGGATGGATCTCCTCAAAGTGTGGACTTTAGAGATGACGGCGAGAAAATGTTTGTGTCAGGCCAGGCCAATGACAGAATTTTCGCCTATGATCTAAGTGCTGCGTGGGATGCGTCATCAGCCAGTTACAACGGCGAATTTTTTAATCCCGTTAATGAAGAAAATAATATGCGGGATGTCGTCTTTAAGACCGATGGCTCTGATATGTTCGTCCTCGGGATGGAGAAGATGGAGGTCATTGCCTACAGCCTTAGCGCAGCCTTTAGTCTCACAGAACACAGGACAGTTGAAATAACAGGATCGGGTGTAGGGGCGTATGACCAACCGGGTCTTGAAGTTCTGAATGTGGCAGACCCTGTTTTCGACATTACCGTTCCCTTTGTCTCGAATCCGGCTACGGGAGCGTATGTAGGGTCATCTTTGGACCAGACAGATATTACGGTGCTTGCGGAGAATAATGCTGCCCTGCCAGACTCTAGATCGACGGGTGAAGTTAATTTAGCGGTGCCTGTTATAGCAGTAGCCGGATCAAACGACGACTTTGTGGAGATAGGTGGGTCGGACTGGACTGCAACTAATTTGGAAGAGTTTACAGCTACGACCGCAGGTGTGTTGACGTACATTGGTCTTAATCCAGCGTCATTCATTGCACTTGCTACAGCAACACTTGAGAAAACGGGCGGTAGCTCTGCTAATCTTGCGCAGCGCATAGCGGTGAATGGGAATACACTTGCTTCGTCGCAAGGTGCAACGCAGAACAGCACACCGACTCAGGTGACATCTACTGCTATTGTTGAGCTAAGGCCTGGGGATAATGTTTTCAGTTTTGTGCATAATATTGATACGGGCGATACGGTAGATGTTAATCTAGCAACGCTGTTGGTATCTGGTATGTAAAGACCCTACGTTGACTTGGATGTTAAGGTAGTTATTATTGTAGCTACTTTAATGCTGGGGAGCATAAAATGGCTAGCAAGGGAAGAAGGATAGCAGTGGTGCGTAGGCTTAGAGCTGAACTGGAATTGTTTAGCTCTACTTGTTTAAAGATCAAGACTAAGGACAGCAACATCATACTGCTGAAATTTAACAATGCGCAGCGGTACACCCATAAAAAACTTGAAGAGCAACTGGCTAAGACGGGTAAAATTCGAGCGCTTGTTCTTAAAGGTCGGCAGCAAGGCATATCAACGTATGTGGCATCACGGTACTATCAGAAATCGTCGCTCTGGAGTGCCATCAATGTCTACATATTAGCCCATGAGCAGAAGGCTACAGATAATCTCTTCAAAATGGTGGATCGGTACCACGAGCACAATCCTATCGCGCCCAGTGTTGGCAATAGTAATGCTAAAGAGCTGGAGTTTAATAAACTGGATAGTTCCTATGCTGTTGCTACGGCTGGCCAGAAGGCTGGGGGTAGATCTAAGACTACAACGCTTTTCCATGGTTCTGAAGTGGCTTTCTGGGCGAATGCGGCTGATCACTTTGCAGCGTCGGTTCAGGGTGTGCCGGATATGGTCGGTACAGAGGTTATTTTGGAGAGCACGGCGAATGGCCCAAGTGGTGAATTCTACGAGCGTTGGCAGGAAGCAATTGTAGGTAAGAGTGATTATATTGCGGTTTTTATTCCGTGGTTTTGGCAAGAAGAATATGTTCGTAGAGTTTCTATGGATTTTGTTCTTAGTAATGAGGCTGGGGAAGGTGAGCTTTCAGAGGTTGAATATGCTGAACTGTTTGATTTGTCGCTTGAGCGTATGGCGTGGCGTCGGGGTAAGATGCAAGAATTACGGTCACATGCGCTATTTGATCAGGAATACCCAGCGACTGCGGAGATGGCATTTACCCACTCTGGTGCGGTGAGTTTCATTCCAGCACTTGACGTGTTGCGCGCGCGTAAGCGTGATGTTGATGGACGAGGGCCTTTAATTATGGGCTGTGATCCTGCAAGTGGGGGTGGCGACCGTTTTTCTATTTGTGGGCGGCGTGGTAAAGAGATGCAGTTTTTGAAGTACCGCAATAAGATTAAAGCGCCAGAAGCGTATCAGTGGTGTAAAAGAATAATTCTTAGCCATAAGCCAGCACGGTTTAATGTTGATGCAGGTAGTATTGGTGCGTCCCTGCTTGATTATCTTAAGGCAGATGATGACCTTCCAAAAGGCGTCGTAAGGGCTATTAACTTCGGCGGTACATCACAGGCAAAATTGGCTAACCGAGATAAGCCAGGCCCTAAGAACCGGCGTGCAGAGATGTGGCAACGCATGAAAGACTGGATTGAGGACGAGGATGAGCTGGTTTCTATTTTCGACCTTGACGAATTGCAGGGTGACATAACGGCTCCGCAGGAGAAGGGTACACTTACGAACGATTTATTGTTGGAAAGTAAGAAAGAAATGAAGTCGCGCGGCGTGCGTTCGCCGGACTTGGGAGATAGCTTGGCGTTGACGTTTGCTAGTAAAATGAGAATTAAGGACTACGTTGACAAAAAGATACGTAAACAGCAATATGGCAATCCTGACCAAGTGCCTAAGGTGCGTCGGCATGTCGTAATGAGTAGTGATGGGTGGATGTCATAAGATGGCTAAGGGTACAGTGATAGGGCAAATTCATAAAAAGACTGCTAAAGATGAATTTTTAGCAAAGGTTAAAAAAGCAAAACGTCCCGATGATTTTAAAAAGGACGAGGATTTTCTGCGCTATGCTATTGGGCTGTTTGATGACGACTTAAATGACGATAAAGATAACCGCGAGGAGGCTGTCGAGGATGTTAAATTCATGGCAGGCGATCAGTGGGAAAAATGGATTTCCGACCAACGCGCTTCTGATCAGAAACCAACACTTACGTTTAACCGATTACCAGCTTTCGTAGCACAGGTTCTTGGTACACGTCGTCTCAGTACAACCGATATTAAAATTATACCCGATGACGCAGCGCATAAAGAAGCTGCTAAAGTACGGGAAGGTCTTATCCGCAGCATTCAGAAATTGTCTAAAGCAGATATAGCGTACAACAAGGCGATGGAGAACCAGGTTATAGCGGGTGAGGGTTCTTTTCGTATTGATCTTGAATATGCTTACGACGATGTGTTTGAGCAGGATGCCAAGATTAAAGGCATACAAAACCCCTTCGCTGTCGTTTGGGACCGCCAATCTGTAGAACCGTCCGGTAATGATGCTGGACACTGTTTTGTGATTGACGATATGACGCCCGCTGACTTCAAATTAGCGTGGCCTAATGCTACTTCCGCAGACCTCTCTACAGACACACGTACCATTGGGTACGATATAGGCCCGGACTGGGCTACTAACGACGTAATACGTGTTGTAGATTTTTGGCGTATGCGCTCGCGCATTGGTATCGTTGCATTGCTCCAAGACGAGGAAGGTAATGAGGACGTAGTTGACATTACGGATATGCCGCTTGAGGACTTCATTGATAAGATTGTAACAGATGAAAATGGCAATCCTGTCGTGCGCGAGGTGGATCGTAAATATGTACAGATGTATAAAATATCCGCTACTGATATTCTGGAGGGGCCTTACGAACTTCCTATCGACCGAGTGCCAGTTTTCCGTGTGCCTGGTTGGGTTATTAATGTTGGTAAACAGCGTCGCCGTTTTGGCTTGATACGTTTCCTTAAAGATCCACAGAAGCTCCATAACTACTGGCGTTCTGTGATTGCTGAAAAATTGATGCTGACACCTAAAGCTGTATGGCTTGCTGCTGAGGGTACTGTTGAGGGGCGCGAAGACGAGTATCGCAAGAGCCACCTTACTAACGATACGTTGCTCCAATATGACGCTAACGAAGGCCCGCCGCCTACTCGCGTGCAGCCAGCTCAGATTGAGCAGGGTTTGATTGCGGAAGCGAATATGGCTGCGCAGGATTTGCGCGATATTTCAAACATTCACGAAGCTAGTCTTGGTCAGCAGAGCAACGAGGTTTCTGGCAAAGCTATTCTGGCCCGGCAGCGTGTGGGTGAAACAGGGACTACGATTTATCAGGATAATCTTGATTTGGCGATTGAGGAAGCGGGTCGTGTGCTCAATCAGCTTATTCCCATCGTGTATGATACACGCCGCACTATTAAGGTGTTGGGTGAAGAAGGCCGTGAGATGCCACCCGTGCTGATCAATGGCGAAACTAATGAGAATAGTGTTGATATTACATCTGGTAAATATTCAGTTACCAGCTCTACTGGCCCAAGTTACGTTACGAAGCGCGTAGAGGCTGGCGAGAGCATGTTGAACATGGTCAATGCTGCACCGCAGACTATGGCTGTGGCTTTGGATAAAATTGTTGAAGCGCAAGATTGGCCTGGAGCATCTGAGATTGCTCGTCGCTTACGGTCACAGCTTCCTGCTGGTTTGGTATCTCAGGAAGATATGACTGACGAAGAATTGGCAGCAGCGAAACAGGCGGGTGAGGCTGCCGCAGCGCAACAGCAACAGCAACAACAAATTCTTGCAGTTGATCTGCGTGAGAAAACTGCGCGTGCAGATCAGTCTGAGGCATTGGCACTACAGGCGCAAGCCAACGCCGCTAAGGCAATGGCTTCTATCGACATCGACACGTTTAAGGCTCTGTCTGACGTGCAAGATGGTCGTGTACAGACGGTTTTGAATGCGATGAAAGCATTTGAAGACCTTACGAGAGATACAGTTACAGGAGTATAAATAATGGCTGGCGAACAGGAGAACCCTTTTGAGGGATTTACGACACTATCGGACGGCGAAGCGGCACCAGAACCTGAAGCGAAACCTAAATCAGGCGATGATGCTGAGGCGGATGAGGCGGACAAAAAAGATACTGAAGAAGGCGAAGATACTGAAGAAGACGAAGATACTGAAGAAGATGAAGATATCCCTGATAGCGAAGAGGACGGCGACACTGACACTGATGGTGGTGACGGTGACGACCAAGGCGATGATGACGGTGATCTTGATGATGGAGACGCTGGTAACGGCGATGCTGACATCAAAAAGAAAAAGAAAAATATCGTTCCATACCATAAGCGTCTTGAGCAGCTTACTTATGAAAAGCGTGCGATTGAACGTTTGGCTGCGGAAAAGGATGCTGAAAATACAGAGCTGAAAGTACGCCTTGACGCTATTGAAAAAAAATTGACCCCTGATGAGGATGCTGGTAAAGATAAAAGTGAGCCAGAAGAAGGCCGCCCTGACCCTCAGACGTACGATTACGGGGAGATGGATGCGAAGTACCAGGAAGATTTAACGGACTGGAAAGTTAAGCAGGCACTTGATAAACGCGATGAAATCATAGCTGCTAAAACTGACCAAGAGAGTAGAGCTGTAGAAGCTGCTGCACTTTCAAAAAGTTACGAAAAGAAAGTTGCAGAGGGTATTACAGCTTACGATGACTTTGAGGAAAAGGTCATTAAAAGAGCTGATGCCAAGATATATCCGATATCTGTGGACGTAGCTGCTTTGATTTTGGATAGTTCAGTAGGTCATCATGTGGCTTACGCAATCGCAAGTGATCAGAAATTTTCTGAGAAACTGGCGCTGATGACTCCCGCCCAGCAGGGTAAGGAATTTGGCCGCATAGAAGCGCAATTTACGTCCAAGGACGCACAGCCAAAAAAACGTAATATTTCAAAGGCTCCGTCACCCCCACGCTCACAAGCTAAGGGACAAGGAAGCCCTAAAAAGGTAGACGCCTCCAGCAGTGATTTTGCAGCTTTTGAGAAGGCTGAAATGGCACGGCAACGGCGTTCAAACTAGAAAGGTTAGTATATCATGGCTGATAATG